ACGGGGGCGAGCGGTTTTTCCGGTGTGCGTGGCTCCTCACCGCGAGGGTCAAAGTCTTCAAGTGGTTCTTCTTTTTCAAGAAGCCTTTGCCGTTGGGCGGCGGCATCTTCAGCTTCGCGCAATCGGTGCTCCTGCACCAAGGGGTCAAGGGGGTCCGTTGGATCAGCAGCGCGTCCGAGAAGGGAGTTCTCAAATTCTTCGCGCTCTCGTCTTCTTTTCCACTCACCGTGCGGATCATGGCCTAGCTTTTTCAGTTGCTCTTGCAGGGCGACTGTTTCTCTCCGACCACGTTCTCGTGCTTGTTTATAATCGTCTGACCAGAGAGCCTCGTAATCACGCATAGTAGCGCGACCCTGTGGATTAAATTGCACATCCAAGGGAATCTTACCTTCTTTCTGCATCTTCTGGAATTCCCGAGCATCCTCTCTGGTACGCTCCTTGAAGCTCTCACCGTATTCGGCGAGATACTTCTCTTTCTCCTCCTCCCGATCAGAAGCCTGTTTCTTCTCCTTGATTTTCCCCCCAAGTTTACGCCCAATAGCGGACGGAACTGGGGCCACAGTACGCAGTGCTTTTTCGACACTATTTAAAAAATCTGGCATGGCTTACGATACTGTGTTTGCTTTAATATTTTTTTCACCCTCTCGGATGATCGGGCGATCCATCGCTTCAAGTTTCGCCTGATTCCTCCTCTTCGTTTCCTCTAGTTCTAGTCGGTCCCGTTGGGACATGAGGGGGCGGCGTGGTGCTCCGGCTCGGATGGCCCCCGCTTCCTTGCGGTAGCCTCCCCCTTCCAGTTCACGCGCCAAGCGGCGGAGTCTCCCGCCTTTAGATTCAAGTTGGCGGGACGGATCTTTGAGTCCACCGACGGAACCTTCCAGCGCGGTGCCTCTTCCGAAGGGCGCTTTCTGCAAGGCTGCAAGTTTATCTAGGCCCGGTGTATCTACCCATTCGCTCCCTTCACGGGACCGGAGGTAAGCTATGTGCTCGGCAGCCTTTTGCTTCTTGAAATCGTCATACATCTTCCGGCCCACATGGTTAAACTTGTCAGCGTCGGCTATGCCCGCGTCGATTGCCCGCTGCCTGAAGTCAGCCATGCTGTCACGAAGGGCAGCAGGGTCGTCCTGTAATTCTTCAAAGGAGGCCCGCATTTCTTCTGCGAGGGCTTTCCCAGTGAGGGGGGCGTATTCGGGTCTAACGCTCGGATCAAAATCAGAGCCGCCAGCGGCGTCGAAATCTTCAGGAGCAGGGATCAGGTCGGAGGGGACGGGGGGACCGACTAGGGCTGGCGAACGCTTTGTTCGTTGGCGTTCTTGCCATTGTTGGAACCGCGCCCTGTCTTTAGGGTGCATATGCGGCTTTACGGGAGGGGGCGCTACTTCTCCCAAACCCTTTTTTAGTTGATCTGCTTTGAAACGGGCTAATCCTTTTAAGTAATCTGCTTTATCCTCGGGGTGCTGCTGTGCTCTTGTCTGCGCGGGAGAAAGGACTGCGCGTCCCATACGTTCAAGATCGTCCTCAAAATCACGCTCCTGTTCCTGCATCAACTTCGCGGCTTGAATCGAAGCGTATGCAGAATCGGCGGGGTCTAAAAACCCAGCATAGGCTGCTCGTGCGATGTTGGCCGGAGACGCAAGGTCTAGGAGCATCTCCTTTTCTGAAGATGTCGAAACATCTTTATCGCCTGCGGCCTCTTCTCCGTGTTGCTTTAGCGCGGCCCGACGGGCTGCATCAGCCTTCTCCCCTTTCCCAAATGCAAGGTAGCTACCTTTTGCAGCTTGGATTCCCCCATGAACCATAGCGCCGCCCCGCACAAATTTACGGGCGCGACCAGCAGTAGCGGGAACTTGGACCCCCCCAAGGGCCGTTACGGCTCTGGGTGCGAGCGTGGCAACATCCAGCGCCGCCGTGCCCGCCTGCCTTGCCGTCACTGGCTGTTTCCAGACGGAGGGGCGAGTCGCTCTTTCTTGTTTTGCTACTAATTTAATTAATTCATCCCTGCCGCCCTTTTTCCCGTGGGTCTTAGCCGCATTTTTAATCCCCAACTTTTTTGCCTGATCAAGAAGCTCCTTTCTAGTAGGATACCTCTTACCAATCTCCGTCGCCCTTCTGGCGAGATCCTTGGGGATCTTTTTTGGGTAGAGCTTTTTCGCGGCAGCCTCTAGGGCTTTCTTAACTGGGATAGCCATGGCTTAATATCCTCTGCGGCCTACTCTCCGACCTGTGCCAAACCCACCGGAGTCAAGACCCCCAGTTGTAAGCCCTTGCCCCGCTCCTCGGCCTTTTTCATCCTTGGCTGGCGCACCCTTGGCCTTTTCCAAAGCCTCCTTGCGCTTCCTCTCGGCTTCCCGCTCGGGGTTGATTAACTGTTTTTGTTGCCGCGTTCTTACTGGTGCGGCGGCAGGCGCGACGGCAGGCGCAGCGGCAGCAGCCTCTTCCCACCAAGGTGTTATTGGCGTTACAGGCTTATCAGTAAACGGGTCGATGTCTGCGGCAGGCGCAGCAGGCGTGGCAAACTTCACAGGTCGTTCATCATCGGGCGAACCATAATCTGTCCAATCCCCCGACTTGAAAGGGTCTCTCGGTTCCTCCCGATTACGTTGGCTTGGGTCACGAAAAAATTTAAATCCAGACATACCGTACCGACTAAAATGCGGATTAAGAATATGAGTTAAGCGGTAAACTGTCAATCCAGCAAAACCGCATCGCGGTTCTGTAGCGCCTTGCCTAGCTGTTTGATCGTGGTCCGGCGATACGGACGGCCTTCCTTCCCTTCCTCGGGAGGATCAATGGCCACTAGGCCGAGGCGCTGACGGGCGCAGTCCAAGGCCAGAAATGCGGCGTCTGCAAGGTCGGGGCTTCGTCCGAAACGGGACTTGAACTCCGGCTTCGACTCGATCTTAACCCGCAGGGTGCCGCTTTTGATCATGTCGTAGTTGCGGCTGGTTATCTCTTGGGCCAGATCGGTGTTCACCCCAAACACTTGACGGGTTCTCATCAGTTCTTTGCCCACGAACCAAAGCTCGGAGACCCTATTCACATATAGTTCTGTCCCCACAGACTTGCTATTGGCGCTGACCCTCTTGTCACTGGCCTTGCCCCCGAAGCTGACGCGCAGGAACCCGCTGGCCCACTCTCCAGACAGGACATCACAGAAAGGTGCTCCTGCGCCCGTGGCATCCACCGCCACATTCTCAGGTAGAATGTCCCGCTTCTCGCAGTGCTCCTTGATTTGCCTGACAATCTGATAAGTCCGAGGGATCGCCTTGTTGGTGGCGTCGTCGTTCAAATGAACAGCCTCCCCGAACTCAATGACGTATTGGCCTGTCGTGTCGTAGCCCACCGAGGCGGTGTAGAGGATCGTCCGGTCGCCGCCGTTGGTGAACGCGGGGTCAATGCCTGCCACTTTGATGGGCGTCCCCTCCCACTCGACCTTGGACATGGCCTTGCTCATAGTCAGTTCGTTCTCGCCGTAGATCCCCGTTGTCTCATCGGAGTCGAAAAATATAGCGCGAATCATTCGCATGTAGCCCCGTGACTCGGGACCGAGTAGCCCCTTATCCTCGTCAATCTTTTCCTTCGTAGGGAGCCACGGGTAAATGGTCTCCCCCGCGATAATGTTAGGGGAACGCTCCCCATCGAGACGGATATAATCGCCGCCCCATTTCGTAGCCCACCCGTCCGCCGTGTGCGTGTCCACCGAGTCCCAGCCATTGATCGGCTCCGACCAGATCCCGAAAGCATCGAAGCGGCTGTTAGGGTTGGACATTCCGATTAACTGGAATTCTGGATTCTTAGATAAGTTCGACAGGCCCGCCTGAAGAATGGCCTCGGATAGCTCCGAGAGTTCATCACCAATCAAAATCACTCGGGGAGCCTTGATTCCGATGAGCTTGTTTGTAGCTTCACGGGTGCGCGTTTTTTCAGCAGCGATCAACGAGAGACCCGCCCGCTCGATGAGGGTGCCTTTCTCGTTTACGTAACTAGCGTTGCCAATCGAGTCCCGAATTTTGATGGGGGCATCGTCAATCACAGAGAGCAGGGACATTACCGACCCCCAAATCCGCTTACGGGCTTCTCGCAAAGTGGTCGAGGTCATCAGGACAAGCGTGTCCTTGGGCTTGGACAACCAGTTGGCTATCCCCCACGCAGCCATGGTGTGGCTTTTCCCCGATGACGCAGACCCCCCGATGGCCAGATACTTATTATTGAGCGCGGCCCAGATCATCTTCTCCGCCCACGGATGGCGGATCATCAACTTTTCAGGCAAGTCATCGTGGTTCCACAACTCGTCGCAGATCCTCCAGAAGTAATACTCCTTCGCTCGTAGGTGTTCGTGGTTGGCAAACCCATACAACAAAGCAGTGATGAGACTGGTCGGAGGAATCAAAAGTCCCCCGACATCCATACGTTTTGTTTTGGGGTCGATGCGCGGGTCGAGTATCTGCTTGATGCTGGGAGTGCTTACCTCCATAATCTATTGTAGAGATTACGCCTAAAGAAAGTGTGTGACAAACCCAAAGACAGCCTCCAACAACGCGCCCTAACGATGTATAAGGCGAACTGGAAAAATATTTCCATCGCCAAGGAGTTAGGGGTCCACCCCGGCACGGTGCGGCGGTGGCTCAAGAAGATGGGCGTCCGCGCCAAGAAGAACGGGTTGCACCCTAATGATGCCCCCGCAGTAGCGGAAGCGCCTACTGACGAACTGGCGGAAGCTATTGACCAACAGCTTGAGTCTACCACCGACGAGGCGATCCTTCGAGCGGGTCACGACGCACGACAGGAAGAGGACGCAACGATCTTGGAGATCGCAGAACGGCAGTCCAACCCCGCTGACAAATATCAGCATTACGCCGCAGCGACAGGAATCAAACTCATGCGTGACAGCGTGAAGAACCTGCGCCCCGCCAAGACTGTCCGTGAGTTATCCGAACTCGACCAATTCATCCGCCGGAACCTCGGCCTCAACTCAAAGAACGGCAGCGGCGGCACAATGCAGATTGATATCTCCATACTCAACAACACGAAAGCGGATCGTGGGGAGGGGTCCGTGAAACCCATTATCGACTTGGATTGATGATTTACGACCTCAATAGTGGTGCGCCTGAATTTGATGGCGCTCATTACGAACCGATGGGTGACCCGTTTTTCTACCGTCAAATCGACCCCACTTGTTACACGGGGTTCTCGTTAGAGCCGGAGAAAGGGGAGGGTAAAAAATACCCCGGCAGCGGGGTTTTAATGTTCAGTGAACTTAAAGACGCCTTTGTTGGCATCGTCGAGCACCCACGTAACCCCCCAGTCGCCTGCTACTCGATTGCGGGGACCAAGATCATTCTCAAGGAGAAACACGGACTGAGCAAAAACGAGATCAAAATGGCGCTCGATCAACTAAAGTCCTGCGACCTCGGGCCGAGCACCCCCTGCTTCCTTGACTCGGCCCCCCTCAAGTAATGGAGCCACTCTTTAAAAAG